GCTCCGCCTTCGTGCGGCCGAGCGCAGACAGGCGGCCCCCGATGTCCCACCAGCGGCTCGCGAGGTCGTGCCCGAGGTACGCGGCGAAAGCGCCGCACTGCGCCCCATCCCTGAGGTTGCCGAAGCGCTGCACCTGCCTGAGTCCTTGGCTGGTGAGGGGGTTGCCGCCGACGGCGTCGCACAGGCCGGTGGTGCTGGTGGCGGTCTTGCCGGTGTTGATGAACATGCCGGCGGTGACTTGGAAGTCCTCGCTGTATTTCCAACCGTCCTCGGTGCCGGTGTAGGCGGGGAATTCGCCGATCTTGGCGTAGTTCGCGGTGGAGTTCTTGGAGGCTTTGGCGATGTCCCAGACGCGGTAGATGTCGAGGTGGCCGGTGGTGCCGTCATTGCGGGCGTTGACGATGAGGTCGGCGTCGCTTTCGTAGATGCCGTTGAACAGTTCGATGCCCTGCAATCGGATGGGCTGGTGGTTGGCGGCGGACGTCGCGCTGGGGCGGCCGTCAACGCCGAGGATGCGGTCGGTCGCGCCGGTCTTCCATGGCATGGTCGACACCTTGCATGCGGTGGTGGTGGTGAATGCGTCGCCGTCGAGGTTGAGGGCGGTGTTGGCGGAGTCCACCGTGGTCTTGGAGAGGATGGTGCGGGCGCGTGCGGCGCTGTGGTTGCCTTCGTTGTTGCGTTCCGCGTCGGTGCCGATGTTGACGGTCGAGCCAATGTCGAAACCGTTGGCGGCGCTGGCGGCGATGATGACGCGCTTGGCGTTGCCCTCGGCCTTGGTGACCGGGGATTGCGAGGCGTACTGCCAGCAGCCGCCGAGCACGTCGGAGTTCTTGGTAGCCCATTTCACGAGGAGCATGAGCTGGATGTAGAAGTTGTCGGCTTGGCATCGGCCGGCGTATCCCCTGCCTTTGAGCAGGGCGTAGTCGATGGCGCGGTTCTGGGAGCCGAATTCGCGGTCGATTTCGCGGCCTGAGACGCTGATGGGCTTGTTGTTGGAGTCGAGGTCGGCGGCGTATTTGGCGAAGAGGAGGCAGGGGCGGCGGGTGCCGTCGGGCAGCAGGCTTCCGGGCATGGGCAGGTATCCGTCCCACTGGGTGTCGGAGTAAAGCAGTTCGAGGTGCGTGGCCGATTGCTCGACCTTGTAGTAGCAGGGGCAGGTCATGACCCACACGTCGCCGTTGGTGCCGTCGCGTTGGAAACGCGGGTCCACGCCGTCGATGGCGGTGACGTGGGGTTTGCCGTCGTCGCCTATGGTGGCGTTGACGTCCCACACACGGAAGGCGTTCAGGCCGCTGTAGTCGTCGCGGCCGGCCTTGTCGTTCGTGCTGACCTCGATGGCGAGGTTGGCGTTGTCGCGGGTCTTGGTGCCCGACGGCGTGTTGCTGTACGTCCATTTCGGGAAGCGCACGCCGTACACCTTGCCGTCGCGGTGGGCGTCGAAGTAGGCGGCGAGGTTGCCGTATTCGCCAGCCGAGGCGTCGTATTCGAACGCCGCGCCTCCGGTGGCGTCCTTGTGGACCTTGGCGATGAGGCGGGCGGTGTCCGCGAGGGTCATCATCTTCTGTGTGTTGGCCATGGTTTCTCCTCATCGGTTGATGAGCCCGAGGGCCCAGTCGATGTCGTCTTGGGTGAGGGGCGGGATGCTCTCGCCAGTCAGGACGGGGGCGATCACGTCGTCGTACTGTTCGTCTATCTCCTCTTGCGTGGCGAACACGACGCCCGCGCCGGCGCTGGCGGCGATCTTGGCTTTCGCGTCGTCGGAGAGTTGGTCGTATTCGACCTTGCTGGTGCGGATGGCGTTCGCGGCGTCCCTCGCGTCGTTCGCGGCCTGCGTGGCGGTGGCGGCCGCGTCGTTCGCGGCCGTGGTGGCTTTCCGGCTGTCGGCTATGAGTTGTTCGATCTGGCCGAGCGCGTCGCCGCTGCCCGCGTCCGACGCGAACACGGCGGGTTCCACGACGCCGGTGAAGTTCCTGCTGCATACGCGCGTGGTGCCCTTGTCGATCTCGACGCCCAGCGTGACATGGCTGGATTTGAGGGCCGCGCGGGGTATGGGGGCTTGGAACGTGGCCGTCGCCGCGTCGGACACGGGGTCCATGTCGATGCGGTCGCCGAGCTTGCCGTCCGTGTTGTAGAGCAGGCGGGCGGTCAGCCCGTCGGCCGCGACGGGTGCGCCGTGGTCGCTCAATGCGACGCGGATGAGCCGCCCGTTGACGTCGCCGGCGTTGAGCCTGACGTCGGGCACCCACGTGTTGACGGCGTCGAGGTCGAGTTCGACGCCACGGAAGTCATCGATCGTCGCCATCCGCGTCCTCCTTCCCTTCGTGCTTGAGGCTGGTGATCTCGTCGCCGCGCATGTCGCATTCGGCTTGGAGCAGCGCGATCTGCAAGTTCGCGTCGGCGAGCATGTCGCGAAGCTTCGCGACGGTGATGCGCAGGCGTTCGATGTCGTGGTTGTCGTCCATAGGGGCCTCCTATCTGTCTTTGCGGTATTGGGGTGTGATGGCTTGGACGAACCTTTCGCGCGCCTCCTCGATTTCGGCGGCGTAGGGTTCGAGCAGTTCGCTGAGCGCGTCCGTGGCGGACGCGGTGGAGGCGTCCGTGCCGTCGAGCGCCTGTGCGGCGGCCATGGCGGCGTCGGCCTCGTAGGTGTCCGTGGCCGTGGAGGGCAGGCCGAGGAGCCGGCGGGTTTCCGCACGGCCGTCCGCGAGGAGGCGTCCGCTGGCGTCCATGGCCGGGTGGAGGGCTGCGGCGCGCACTTGGTTGAGCGCGGTGAGCGCGTCTTTTTCGGATTGCTCGTAGGCGCTCGTCCATGCGTTGCGGCTTGTCTCTTTGTCGAGGATTCCGGGGTCTTTGGCCTGCATCATGCATTGGACTGCCTCTGCGTCGGTGGAGCATCCGAGGAGTTCCGCCCATGATGCGATGGCGTCGATGGTCGTGGCGAGCGTCGTGTGGCCGTGCTCGTCTATCGCGAGGACGTTTTCGTCTTCGATTTCGTATTTCATGGTTTCCTCCTGCCTGTCATTTGACGAGCCACGCGAAGACGTTGCAGTACACGTCGCCTTGGAATGTGGCTCCCCCCATCACGAATCCCATGACTTGCATGCCGCTGGAGCCGGATGTGTTGCACACGTGGATGGTCATGCTTCCCCAGTTGACGTCCACGTTGGCGACGCCGTAGTAGTGGCCGTATTTGGCTGGCGTCCATGTCACGTTCGTCTGTGGGATGGTGGTGTTCGGCGGAAGCGTGGCCCCGGTGTAAATCCGCCAGTTCGCTTTTTGGAATGTTCCCCGGCTGGCGATGTTGCCGAGGAAGCCGCCAAGGTAGAGGTAGCCGCTGTTGATGTTCGCTTCGATGCCGACATATCCGTTGGGGTCGTAGGCCCTTATCTCCGCGTTGGTGTCGTATTTGGTCGAGTTATAGGCGTAGACGCCGATTTTCGCGCCCGCTGTATCAGAGGCGTTCGTTTCGTCGTAGTTTCGTATGGCCCAGATCGCTCCCACGGCGTCCTTCGTCGTGTTATCGACGGCCTTTCGTTCGCCGATGCGCATGAATGAGCCGGGGTCGTTCTTGGCCCTGTGTCCGCCGTTGAACGTGAGTGCGGAGATTTCCCCTTCCTCTTTGGAGGTGGATTCGACGGCGATGTATGGGTGACTGTATGAGGTTGTGCCATGGAAGAACTGGATGCCTGCGCCTTCGAGTTCGTCGGTGCCTGCGGTCTCGTGTTGCTCGAAGTTAGGGCTTATCTCCACGCGGTTGCCGCTGGTGGCGGTCCGGAATGTGCCGGACAGCAGGTTTTCCTTTGTGTCGCCGTTGAGGTAGACGGTGACAGTCCCGTCGGGCCCGTTCATGCTGAACTGGCCGGTGTCGAGGTTCCAGTAGGAGCGTTTGCCGGTGATGATGCCGGTGCGCATGTAGGTCGCGTCGAGGTAGAGGAGCCCGTTGAGCATGTAGATGCCTTGTATCTTGCCGTTCTGGGTGAGGCGGTTGAAGATTTCGAGCTGGGTGAGTTCCTTGTCGAGCGTGTCCACTTGGCTTTTGGCTTGGTTCGTGGCGTAGGTCTTGGCCGCCGCGAGGGCGCTGTCGGCCTTCGTGGTGGCGTCGCTTTTCGCGGCGGAGAGTGCGGCGTCGGCTTTGGTTTGGGCGATGGTGTCCACGGTCTGGCCGCCGACGGTGGTGGTGGCCGCGAGGCTGAATTCTCCGGTGTCGAGGTTCCAGTAGTTGAGGTTGGCGGCGTCGTGGAGCATGCCGGTGTAGAGGGTGTCGGCGTAGATGCCGTGGCCGTTGGCGAGCGAGCGCCAGTCCCATTCGCCGTTGGGTTTTTTCTTGTCGGCGATGCGCCAGTAGCCGCCGCCGATTTGGATGGCTTGGGTGGGGTTTTGTTCTTCGGGGCGGTCGTAGACGAGGATGCCGGTGCCGGGTTTCATGTAGGCGTAGCCGCCGGTTTCGTTCATGATTTGGTTGATGCGGTCGATGAGGTCGCGCATGTAGGGGCCGGTGCCGCTGGCGGGGGCGGTCCTCGCTCCCCTGTTGGAGACGAGTTTGTCGAGTGCCTGTTGTTGTGCGGAGAGTCTTTGGGTGTAGGACTGGCGGATGTTGCCGAGGGTGATTTTGGTGTCGGCGAGGGGTGCGAGGAGGTCTTCTTCGGTTTTGAGGATGCGGCCTTGGAGGCGCAGGGGTGGGGTGAAGGTGGTGTCGGTGATTTGGGTTTCGTCGCCGAGGCCGGTGCCTTCGGGGCCGAGGCCGGCTTGTTGGAGGGCTTTGACGGTGGCGGTGTAGCTGACGGTGGGTGTGGTGAGGGTTTTGAGTTTGGCTTTGGTGAGGTCGAGGAGTTTTTGGGGGTCGTCGCAGTCGGTGAAGTCGATGTCGGCGACGCTGGGTTGGCGGGTGCCGTTGGCGTCGGGGATGCCCCATTGTTGGGTGGCGGTGGGGTCTTCGACGTATTTTTTGCCGTTGTTGACGCTGCTGAAGTCGATTTTGCGGCCGTAGCCTCCGGTGGCTTGTCCGTTGGCGTCGGTGGTTTCGATGCCTTTGCCCCAGCCGTAGAGGCGGGTGATGACGTCGCCGGTGTCGATGGTGCGGGTGATTTCGGGCAGGTCCTTGCCGTATTCGAAGCGGCGGGTGGGGTTGGTTTGGCCTCGTCGGTCGAGCATGTGGATGATGCGTCGGCCGATGCGGTTCATGTCGTCGGTGGGTTGGATTTCGGTCTGGACTTCGAGCCCGTAGGTGTCGGCGATGCTTTGGATGGCTTCGAGGACGGTGCAGTGGTAGAAGGCGAGGTTCGCGGTCTGGGCGAGGGTGCCGGAGTCCACGGTGCCTGTCTGCCAGCGGGTGCCTTCGAGGGCTTTGTCGAGGCATGCCTTGGCGGTGGTGTCCCTGTTGCGCTTGTCTTCGATGTAGCTTCGGGACAGTTCGGCGATGCTGTTGGCGCAGTAGGCGATGGTGACGGGGATGCCGCTGGCGCGTTTCACGTCGCTGCCTTGGCATATGTATTCGTTCCATTGGCCGAGCGTGTCCTTGAACACGAGGCGGTCGTCCTTTTCGAGCTGGCCGAGGGCGGTGATGTCCAAGGTGTCGGTGCCGTCGGTCGCTTGGGTGCGGATGGCGCTGATCGCGTCGGGCAGGTCGCCCAATGGGTTGCCCCAGCGGTCGAAGAGCATGAAGCGCATGATGGTCTCCTATATGAGGGTCAGGGGCTCGTAGGCCATGCGGCCCGAGCAGCCCGTGAGGGTCAGCGTGTTCGCTCCGGGCGGGAGCGGGAAGTAGTCGCTGTCGATGGTGGGCGTGGTGAGGTTGCCGTTGATTCGCGTCGCGCGGTTGGCTGGGTCGGTGGTGACGGTGATCTGGCCGGAGAGGGTTTGGGCGGCGTTGATGGTGAACGCGTGTCCGCGTGTGTCGCGGATGCTCAGGCTTTTCGCCCCTTGCGCGGGGGTGAGGGTCCATGTGGGCCATGCGGGGCGGTTGCCGCGTATGCTCACGGTGTTTATGCCGGCCGTGAGCGGGGCGTGGCGTGTGGGCCCGTACAGGCATGGCATGGCGGTCATGCCGACTTCCACGAGCGCGTGGGATTGCCGGTCTGCCGTCCATACGTCCTGCCATGCGCCCACTGTGAGACGGCCCCGGTATTCGCCCGGCAGGCCCCGCCATCGCAGGCCGGTGGTCTTGCCGTCGAGGCCTCCGAGCCATGTCTTGGCTTGCAGGATGTCGTCTTCGCCGCCGGCCGCGTACAGGCCGAGGGTGATGTTCCTCATGCCCATGTACGCGCCGCCGGTCTCGTCCTCCAAGGTGACGTCGAGGACGCCCATGCGGCCGGGGATGGTCTCGGTGCTGAGCGTCGGCGACGTCTTGTCGATGGTCACGCCCGCCCCGGAGAGGGCGAGCATGCGTTGTTCGACGGGGATGCCGTCGAGCGTGAGCCCGTCGATGCGCGGCATGCCCATGCGTCGCGTGTTGAGTGCCATGTGTCTACCTCCCTCTGGAGGCCATGCCCGCGAGCTCGTAGCTCATGGGCTTGGCGAGTTTGCCGGCCATGACCTCGCCGCCACGGTCGTTGAGGTGCAGGGTCACGCCCTGTGCGAGCGCGTCCCTGAGTGCGGCGCGCATATCGTCCGGGGTGAGTTGGTCGAGCGGGTCGGCTGGCGTGAGGGCGGCGGTCAGGCTGGACGTGGAGCGGGCCGTGGCGAGGTCGGGGCCGGTGTAGTCGGTGCCGACGTGGACGGTGGGCACCATGTCCTCCAAGCCGTCGATGGCCTTCTTGGCCTGTCCCATGTTCTTTTCGACGCCTTGGGCCATGCCGGCTGGTATCCATTTGCCGACCTCGTCGGCGAACACTCGGGACGGGGAGCCGATGTGGAGCACGCTTTTGGCCCAGTTGACGACGCTGCGGCCGAGGTTGCCGATCGTGTTCCTGAGCCACTGGAATGCGCCGCCGATGCCGTTGATGAGGCCTTGGATGATCTGGCGGCCGGTGTCGTACAGCCAGCTTCCGGATCCGCCGAGCGCGCCGGTGACGATGCCCCAGATGCGTCCGACGGTGCCTCCTATCGCGTTGACGGCGTTGGACACGGCGTCGCGCATGCCGTTCCAGATGCTGGAGAAGAACGACGAGATGCCGTTCCAGACGCTCGTCCATGTGCCGCGTATCGCGTTGAGCACGCTGCCTATGGTGTTGCGGATGTTCTGGATGATGGGCGCGTAGAACGCGACCATGCGGTTCCACACGGTCTGGAAGAACGACGAGATCGCGTTCCATGCGCTCGTCCATACGTTTCTGACCGCGTTGACCACCGTGGTGATGGTGTTGCGGATGCCGTCGATGATGGGCGTAAGGAAGCTGACGATGCCGTTCCAGACGGTCTGGAAGAACGATTTGATGGCGTTCCATACGTTCGTCCACACGGTTTTGACCGTGTTGAGGAAGTTCGTCAGGAACGTCTTGAGGCCGTCGATGACCGGGGTGACGAACGATACGATGCCGTTCCATATGCCGGTGAAGAAGTCCTTGATGGCGTTCCATGCGCCGCTCCAGTCGCCTTTGAGCAGGCTCAGGAACACGACGATGACGGTGCGTATCGCGTTGACCACGGTCGAGATGTAGTTGCTGATGAGCGTGAAGATCGTGCTGACGACGTTGTAGATGCCCGTCCAGATGGTGCTCCACACGGTGTTGGTGCTGTTCATCTGGGTGGTGATGAACGACAGTATCCAGCCGAACACGGTGTTTATGGCGTTCTGGATGGCTTGCAGGGGCGCGACGATGAGCGCGCCGATGGCGGTGAACGCGTTGACCACGGTGTCGCGGATGGAGTTGACGGCCGTGCCCACGGCGGCGCTGATGCCGTTCCACAGGTTCGTGAAGAACGTGCCCACGCCGTTCCATGCGGTCTGGATGGTGGTGGTGATGCTTGTCCAGATGCCGGAGAGGAACGAGGTGATCGCGTTCCATGCGGTCTGCGCGGTGGTGCTGATCGTGCCCCAGAGGTTCGTGAAGAATTCGCCGAGCCCGTTGAACAGGGCTTTCGCGCCTTCCACGAGTCCGTTCCATGCTTGGGACAGCCATGAGACGAACGTGCTCCATATCTGACGGCCGGTCTCGGTCTGGGTGAAGAACCATGTCAGGGCGGCGACCATGGCGGCGACGAGGCCGATTATCCACACGATGGGCCCGCCTGTGGCGGCCATGACGGCGTTGAACGCGCCCTGCACGGCGGTGGCGGCCTTGGTGACGGCGCTCCATGCGGCCTGCGCGGTCTGGGCGAGTTTCATCTTGCCGGCGAGCTGTCCGATCATCTGGGTCGGGCCGCCGAGTTCCATCATGGTGAGGATGCCGTTGCTGACGCCTGTGGCGGTCTTGGTGACGGCGTCCATGGTCTTGGTGAGGGCGGTGAGCCCGTTGTTGAGGGCCTGATAGCCCTTGACTGCGGCGAACGCGGTGCCGATGCCGATGATGATGGGCGTGAGGGCGGGCCCGTGCTGCACGAACCAGTTGAGGGTGTCGGCGACGAGTTTGATGGCGTTGGCGACGCCGTCCGGGGGCATCATCCTGACCCAGTCGATGACCATGTTGACGACGCCCATGATGGCGTCCCTGACGGTGTCCCATGCGGCGTTGAACGCGGTGATGGCCCCGTTGTCATCCAGTTTGGCCCAGAGGTCTTGGAGCCATTTGACGGCTCCTTGGATTGCGCCTTGAATGACGGGGGTGGCGGCCGTCAGGCCGTCGCCGACGGCGTTGATGGCTCCGGTGACCATGGGTTTGACGCTGTCGAGCACGGTCGCGCCCATCTTGATTGCCGACGCTTCGAGGTTGCCCATCGAACCTTCGATGGTGGTGGCGCTGGTGGCTGCCTGCACGGCGGCGTCCTGGAAGCCGAGCTTCATGATCGCGTCGTTGAATTCCTGCGCGCTGATCTCGCCCTTGCTCATCGCGTCACGAAAATTGCCGGTGTAGGCGCCGGCTTCGAGGAGGGCCTGTTGGATTTTGCCGGATGCGCCGGGGATGGCGTCGCTCAATTGGTTCCAGTTTTCGGTGGTGAGCTTGCCTTGGCCGGCGGTCTGGGTCATGACCATGGCCACGCTCTTGTAGGTTTCGCTGGTACCTCCGGCGACGGCGTTCAAATTGCCGGCGGCTTCGGCGAGCTTGTCGTAGTTCGGCACGCCGTTGGCGGCCAATTGGGCGGTGGTGTTGCGGATGTCGTTGAGGTCGTAGACGGTCTTGTCGGCGTAGTCCTGCGTGCTTTTGGTCAGGGCTTGGATTTGCTTGTTGCTTACGCCGGCGAACTGGAGCGTGCTGCCGAATTTCTGGGCGCTGTCGCTGGCGCTGGCGATTTCGCCGGTCAGGCCGCTGAAGCCTTGGATGACGGTGCCGGCCACGCTTTGGGCGACGCCGCTGATGACGCCGAGTTTGCCGGCGAAGCCCGTGCTGAAGCCGCCGCCGAGTTTGCCGCCCTCGGTTTTGCCGACGGTTTCGGACGCGGAGCCGAACGCGGATTCGATGCTTTTGCCCACGTTCTTCATGCTGGGGACGATCTGCACGTAGGCTTGGGCGATTTCGATTGCCATGTCCGGCTCCTTGTCTGTGGTGTCAGCCGCGTGGCCGGGAGAGCGTGGCGAGCATGCCTTCGGGGCTGAGCGCGGGCCCTTGGGGCTTGCGTTTGGTCATGCCGGGCCGTTGGATGCGGTCGTTCCAGCGGGCTCCCTTGCGGTTGCCTTCCTTGGTTTTCGTCCATGCGAGGAAGGCGGTGTTGTCGGCGATGTCGGCAAGGAGGTGGTGCAGGCTGTCCCATGTGGCCCTTGGGTCGAGGCCGCCCCACACCTTGGCGTCGTCGGGGAGGTTCGCGGCGAGGTCGGCCATGCGCCGCACGCGGATTGTCACGCCGAGTTGGTCGAGGTCGAGCCCGTAGAAACGCTGCATGTCGGCCCTGAGCTTGTCCGGGGCCTTGGCGAGCATTCCTGCGAGCGTCAGGAGTTTGGGTCGGCTTCCTTCATGAGCCGGGTGACGAACCGGCCGACGGCCTCCATGCTCACACGCCCGGTCTCGGGGTCGCGCAATGCGTTTTTGACCTTGGGGTAGGCGGTGCCGGTGAGTTTCTTGAGGAAGGGGACGATGCTGAAGCTGCCTTCGGCGTTTTCGTCGGCGTGCTGGAGGTCGTAGAGGTATTCGACCATGTCGAGGTCGTCGAACGTCTTCGGGTCGATGGTGATGGCGACGCCGTCGATGGTGACGGTGCGCGGCTTGTCCTTGGGTTGCCTGTGGTCCTGTGGGGTGGTCATGGGGTTCCTTTCTCGCGGGAGGGGATGGCCCGCATGCCGGTGGGGCGTGCGGGCCGGGGGATGTTACTTGACGGAAGCGGCCGAGATGGGGGCGATGTAGTCGATGCTGCTCGCGCCGTCGATGAGGTCGCTGGGGTTGGCGGCGTAGGTCACGTCGTACATGATCGCGTCGCCGCCGCTGTACTGGGTGTCTCCGAATTCGCTGACCACGGCGTCGGGTACGACGATGCGCTTGACCTTGTTGCCGGTGAGGAGGATTTCGAACACGAGGACGATGCTTTCGCCGGCGGGCATCTTGTGCTTGACGGTGAGCTTGCCTCCGTCGCCGGCGGTGACGTTGGCCGCTCCGTGCCTCAGGCTCATGCTCTGTTCGTTGAGTTCGAGCATGCTGAACTGGTAGGTCTCGCCGTAGCTGGAGATTTCGTTGATGACCTTGGTGCCGCCCATCTCGTTGACTTCGGTGGTGTCGGTGTCGGTCGCGTGGGTGATGCCGTCCTCGCTGATGAAGCCGGGCCCCTTGTATGCGGCCGGCAGCGTGGTGGTCGCGTCGGCGGGCAGGGCGGTGCCGGCGGGCGCCCAGTAGACGCATCCGCTGGCCATGGGCTTGCCGAGGCTGACGTTTTTCTTGTCGTTTGTGGTTGCCAATGTGGCCTCCTAATGAGAAGGCCGCCCGGTTTCAGCGGGCGGCCGTGATCTGGATTGTGGTCTGGTAGCGTTCCCGCCATGGCGGGCCGGGGTCGGGCAGGTGGACGGTGCTTTCGATCTCGACGAGGGCGATGGGGTCGAGTTCCACGAGCCTTTCGAGTTGGGGGATGACGTGGTTTTCCATGAGGTCGGCGGCCTTGGCGGGGGTTTCGTCCCATGCCTGTATGGCGAGGATGGGCCGGGCGCGGTGCGCTTCGGTGGCGCCTCCGGTGCGTTCCACGGTCACGAAGCGTGGGGCGTGTGTGGGCGGCACGCTGAGCGACACGGGGACGTCGAGGGTTTCGGAGAGCCGTTGCACCACGGTGGTTTCGATGCTCATTTCACCGCCTTCAGCAGGGTGTTGTGGTGGGCGTTGTCCTCCATGGCCTTGATGTGCGGCTTGGTGGCCTTGCCCGTGGTGCACAGGGCGACGCTTCCCCGGTCTGTGGTGATGGCCGGCGCGTAGTCGTATTCGGCCCCCTCGGTGACGTGCATCGAGTCGGCGCGCCGTTTCATGGCCTGCGCCTGCACGGTGAGTTCGCGCATGACGCCGGCCGATTGGCGCACTTGGCGGAATCCGGCCATGTTGAGCTTGACCTTGCCCATGCTCATCCCCTTTCGTCGTGGAGGTCGGCGGTGAGGTTCCAACGGGTGGGCGTCAGGCCTCCCGTGTAGGGCCTCGGGTCGCCGAGCACCGTGTATTCGATGCCGTCGATGCGCACCGTGGCTCCGCGCAGGCTCTTGTAGGGCCATGTGCGGGGCAGGTGTATGGTGCGGTCGATGCTCGCGCCGTAGGGGCGTGTGGAGTCGGTGGCGTTGGCTTGCGTCCCGTCCTCGATGAGCACGTCTTCGACGGTTTCCTCGTGGGTCTGCCATATGGGGTCGTTGCCCTCGTCCACGCCGTCGGGGGTGCGGGTGATGAGGATGATGGTCTCGCCTCTCACTTGACGCTCCCGTCCGCCGTGTCGTAGGCCCATGCGGTGCCGGGGCCGCCCAACGATTCGATTTCCGAGGCGGTCAGGTACAGGTCCCCTGCGGGATTCGAGTAGCTGAAGCTTTCGGTGTAGGCTCCGGCGGTTTCGGTGTGCTGGGTGACGCCGGCAGCGTCGCCGCCGTTGAGCATGGCCCTTTTGACGGCGGCGCAGCTGACGCGCTTGAGCGTGGATTCGGCCGCGTCCCGCCATTTGGGGCAGGTGGTGCGGATGAGGTCGGCCGCGTCGTCCAAGAGGGCCGTCGCCTTGGCCTGTTCGTCCGTGGTGAGGGCGTGCCAGCGGTCGGCGAGGTCTTGGGCCAAGGCAAACGCCCCCGTCTCGGGCGGCTCGGCGCCGTCGGACGGGGATGCGGGCCCGGTCTTGGGATTGGCGAGGCTGACCGTCGTTCCGTGGTGTCCGTCGTTCGCCATGTGGCCTCCCGTCAGGACGCGATGCTGCCGGCCGCGCGCAGGGACGCGAGCAGCGCGTTGAGGCTCGCGGCCACGGTGGCCACGGTGGCGGTGTCACCGGTCGCGGTGTCGGGGACGGCCGTGCCCTTCTTGACGCCGCCGATGGCCGTGCCGGCCGGTGGCAGCGTGTAGGCGGCCGGGATGACGACGTCGCTGCCGAGCTTGGCCTTGGTGACGGCATTGTCGGCGAGTTTGGCGGTGGTGACGCTGCCGTCGGTCGGGGGGAGCGTCGTGGGCTTGCCGGTGACGTCGTCCCAAGAGACGGTGACGTCGGAGGGGTCGCCCTGCCATGGGGTGCCGTCGGGGTTGACGAGTCGCACGGGGATGGCGAAGGGGCCTTTCCCGTCGCCTGTCTGCACGACGAGCGGCTGGGTGAACGCGGCTGCCATCACTTGCCTGCCTTGATGGAACGGGCCGGCTTCTTGAGCACGGCGATGCCCTTGGGGTCAAGGATGGCGTAGCTGTAGACGGCCTCGGTGCGGTAGGCGATCTGGTTGACGTTCTTGAGGTCGGTGCCGGTGTGGTCGGGGTCGCCGTACTGGATGATCTCGCTCCAGATGTCACGGACCATGCCCCACTTGATGAGGCTGAAGTCGCCGAGGAAGGCGAGCACGTTGGTCGGGGTGCCGGTGATGAGACGCCCGTTGACGGTGCCGCTGGTGGCGGTGGGGATGCCTTCGAGGCTGCCGACCTGAAGGTTGAGGGGGATTTCTGGGTAGAAGCGCTGGCCGGTGGAGGGCACGCGGATTTTGCGCAGCTCGTTGGCCATGGTCTTGCTCAGGGCGAGGCCGTTGATGTCGTATTCGTCGTTGACGGCTTCGGCGAGGCTATCGATGTCGGCGACGCGGTCGTCGGTGGCGATGACCTGCGTGGCGGTGCCGGACAGGGCGGTGAAGCCGTTGAGGGTGGTGCGCTTCTTCGGGTCGAAGGCGTGGAAGATCACGTAGTCGAGTACGCGTCCGAGGGCGGCGGCCTGATCGGCCTGCACGCGGCTGATGATCTCCAGCTTGGCGTCCTCGTCGGCCCACTGGAGTTCGTTGCTCACGCGCGTGGTGGTCTGCACCTTGAAGCGCTTGCCCACGACGGTGGTCAGGGTCTCCTCGTAGCTGGACTTCTGGGCTCCCTCGGAGACCACTTCGGCTTCGGCGTTGCCGGTGAAGACCATGTAGTCCTTGTCGAGGAAGAGCTGGGGTTCGCTCGGGGACAGGGCGGCGATGACGCTGGTGTCCTTGGCGTGTTTGGTGACGGCGGTGGCGACCTCCTTGGGGAGGCGCACCTTATCGGTGGTGAGTGCCATGATGTGGTTCCTTTCGGATGGTTGTGGTGGTCAGTCTTTGTCGGTGCCGAACAGGCGGGCGAGGTATCCCTTGGTCTCGTCGCCGGCGATGGGCCCGCTGGGCTGTCGGGCGGGGTCTTTGATCTCGGGCAGCTTGTGCGCGGGGTGGATGAGCGCCTTGAGGGCTTCGGCATGCGCCTTGATTTCCTCTTCGCTGTCGCCGCGCAGCACTTCGGCCGGCACGCCGGTCTCCTTGGAGACCTTGGCCTTCCATTCGCGCTGCTGGGCGGCGGCCTTGTAGGCGGCGTTCTCCTTTTCGAGCTCGGCGATGCGCTTGGCGGTCTTCTCCGCGTCGCTCATCTGGGATTCCTTGAGCTTCTTGAGCTCTTCGGAGTCCTTGAAGCTGGCCTTGGCCCTGTCCTCCCATTTGCGTGACTGCGCGACGGCCTCGTGGTACTTGGCCTCGTAGTCGATGGGCTCGTTCCCTTCGCCCTGCGGCTCCGGGTTCTCGGTGGTGGTGGGGTTGTCTGCCATGTCGGCTCCTTTGCTTGGTTTCGGCCCATTGCGGGCATGAAAAAGCCCCCATACGGGGGCTTGGTGCGTGGCGCGTGCAGGATTCGAACCTGCGAAGCCGTGGGCTGCCGGGTTACGGCCGGTTTCCGTTGTCCGCTTGGATAACGCGCCATATGCGAAGGGCCCGCCGCAATGGTGTGCGGTGGGCCCGTGTAGGGGTGTGGTTCAGTCGGCGACGGTTTTGGGGATGTCGCGTATCGGGTCCATGTCCCGGCGCGTGGGTTAGTCCCTGTTGAGGGGCGGGTAGTCTTTTTTCGGTTTGCCGTAGAAGAGGCACCATTCGATGCAGCGGCGGGCTTCCTCGTCGGTGACGTACATGGGGTGGGCGAGGTCGATGAACGGCTCGTGGAAGTTGCGGGCGTAGCTGGTGAGGAGTTCGCCCATGGTGGCGTCATCGTCGTGGAGGAATGCTTCGAAGTCGCCGCCGTATGCTGGGGCCAGAGCGGTCGCTGTCATCGGTTCGCCTCCTTCGCGATGTTGTCGTATATTCTACCCGATTCGGGCAGTAGGCTTTCGATGCGTTGCCATGCGGGCGGGTCGCAGAGTTGGGCGCTGGTCATTTCGGCGAACGCCTCGGTGTCCTGTGCTCCGGTTCCCGCCTGCCAGTAGGTCGCGCCGTTTTCCTTGGCGTGTCCGAGCCATGCGTGGGCGAGGTAGTCGTCGCCGAGCGCGCCTTGGAGCATGTCGTCGACCATGGCGTCGCCCCAGTTCTTGCGGTCGAGGCCTTGGTGGGCTTGGTCGGCGATGGCGGCGAGGATGTCGTCGCGTGTTGGCCTGTCGGGTTCCGCTTCGAGGATGCGGCGCATGGAATCGATCATGGATTGGTGGACGTTCCTGCGTCTCAGGGAGGCGGGGAATCCGGTCGTGGGCCCCGCTCCGTTGTCTTGGAGCCAATGGAGCTGGCGTGGGGTGAGATGTCCTTTGCGCTGGAGGTCTGAGCTCATTTTGTCGAGCTTGGCCCGTTTGGAGGCCAAGTCGTCTTGCCGTTCGGTTTGCAGTCTTTTTCCGGTCTTGCCGTAGAGCTTGGTCGCTTCGGCGTAGATCGATGCCCCGAGGCCGCTGCCTTGTGAATGGTAGCCCCGTTCGTCGGCGAGCATCCAGTCGAGCATGTGGCCGGTCTCGTGGAAGAACGTGTCGTAAGGGCGGCGTCCGTGGCCGCTTTGGCCGATGCGTTTGAGGTCGAGGCGTATGCCGCCGTCCTTGGGGTCGAAGTGGGCGGTGCCGGTGTGGTCGGCGTCGATGATCTTGTACCGGTCGGCGTACTTGGCCCACAGGCGCGCGGTGTCGGGGTGCTTGCTTTGGGCGAGGAGTTTGTTGACGTTGCTGGCGCGGCGCAGGCCTATCCGGCGTTCGAGGTCGCTGCCGGCGGGGATGCGCATGTCTGGGTCGAAGATGCTGCCGTCGGTCACTTCGTCGCGGTGGTCGGCGCGCAGGATGCGCAGCGTGCTCTTGTAGTCGTCCTTGCCGCGTTCGCCGGCGGTTTCCCTGCATTCCTTCCACAGGGCCTTGAGCCTGTCGGGGTCGTAGCCTTCGAGCTTGGTCTGGCCCCAGCTCGGCGCGATGCCGCAATTGCAGTCGTCGTGGTAGGTGTTGCCGCGCCCGCCGGCGCTTTCCTCACTCCAGTAGGCGAAGCCGCGCGAGGCGAGCATGAGGCAGAACGCGCAGGTCTTGCCGTGGGGCACGCGCGCGTACTTGGGTTTGGTGGGGTCGTTCTCGGCGTTGAACCTGCCGGTGAGGCGCGCGGTCTCGAAGACCATGTCCTTGGCGAGCTTGGCCCAGTCGCCGTCATCCCATCCTGCGGTCTTCTTGGCCCACAGGTCGCTCATGGTCACGCCCGAGCGGGCGTTGCCGTTGATGACGTCCTTGAACTTCAGGCCGTTGAAGTCCGAGTCGTGGAAGCCGCCGAATATCTGCCATGCGGTGCGGTCGGAGCTGACCTGCGCGTCGTCGTAGGCGGGCAGGGCGATGCCGGACGCCTCGGCCCATGCGGCGCGCACGTCGCGGTAGTAGTCCTGCGCGAGGATGTTGGCTTGGCGCGCGTAGTCCTCCAGCATCGCGCGCGCGTTGTCCAACGGGTCGCCCTCGTCGTAGGTGGCGTTGGGCACCATGACCTTGGCCTCCCGGCCGAGGTCGCTCAGGGCGTCCTGATAGTCGTCCCACAGGTCGCTGAGGTGTGTCTGGAAGACGTCACGCTGCGCCTTGCTCAGGTTGTTCAACGGCAGGTTGCTGAGGTTGAGTTCCGTCATCGGTCGCCTCCTCGGGCTGCTGGGTCACGTGGAGCTGGGCGCGTAATTGGGTGACGGCCTGCTGGGCGCGCTGTTGCTTCTCGTAGGCGCGCTGGGCCCTGATCTCGTCCCATGTCAGGCCGGCCTTGGTCAGTCCCACGTCGGAATCCGCGAAGTTCGCGTTCACGCTGGCGATCTTGCTGTAGTAGTCGGCGCGCTGCGCGTCGCTGGTTTCCTTGGTGGGGGCCCACAGGGCGCGGAGCTCCCGGATGGCCGTGGGGTCTGCCCCGGTGTCTTCCAAGGCCATGGCGAGCGCGTCCTTGAGGGCGCGGCCGAAGCGTCGGTTCTGCCGGTCGGCGGTGCGTGAGAGCTTGCGTTCGGCTTCGGCCATGGCCTCTGCGCTGGCGGGGTTGTCGATGGTGATGCCGAGGTCGGTGGGCGGGATGTCGGTTTCGGCGGCGACCATGAGGGCGATGCTTCGCAGCATGTCGTCGTGCGGTTGCATGGATGCTTGGTTGAGCTGGCGCATGTCGGGCTTGTCGCCGTTTTTGTTGGCGGGCACGCCGTTGATGACGCTCATGATCGAGCTCCACGTGTCGGGGCTGACCTGTCCCTTGTTGGTGCCGAGGAACCAGATGCGCGGCGCGGCGTAGAATTCGGCGTTTGCCTCCATTCTGACGAGGGTGCGCAGCGCGAAGTCGGTGAGGGCCATGAGGGGGCGGGTGATGCGGCTGGAGCCGAAGGGCCGGTTGAGTTGTTCGTCGCATACGAGCGGCACGACGGACGGCCGGTCGAAGCCCGTCGCCAACGGCTCGGCCTGCCAATGTGGGTTGATTTGTCCGCTGTTGCGCCGGCAGTCCCATGTGACGTGGGGCATCCACACGCGGAAGCCGGTGATGTACCCGTCCTTGTCCTTGTCGGTGATGGTCAGGGCGGCGGCGATGTGCCCGTGCTCCCAGTCCCACAGGGCGGCGCTCCAGTCGGCCGAACGCGGGATGATGTGGACTTCGCCGCCGGTGTGGCTGACGGTGAGGAACGAGCAGCCGTGCGTGTATGCGGACACGATGCCCTGCGACACCTTCACGTCGAGCATGTTCGCCTCGCACAGGTCGTCAACCTGCCGCCGGATACTGTCGGGCGCGTCGAAGCCCTCGAACACCGACAGGTCGGCGAGCGCGCGGACGGCTTTGTTGGGCCAGCCGACCATGGGTTTGGCGAGGGCTTTCATTTCGTCGGGGATGCTGTAGGCGATGCCTTTGTAGCCTTCGTGGGCGAGGTAGTAGCTGGTGCGCAGGATGTTGCGTGGGTATTTGTTGCGCCAGACTTTGAGTAGTTCGCGGGTGGTGTTCTGGGTGGTTTCGTCCATGCCTTGGATGGGGCCGGTGAAGGCGCTTTCGATGGCGAGGTGGTTTTCGCGTTTGTAGCTGGCCTTGAGGTCGTCGGCTGGGGTGGTGTCGCTCACTAGTACCATGCTCCCTCCTCTGTGGTGGGGTCTCGTCTGGTGGTCATCGCGCCGTGGAGGGCGATGGTGGTGGCGACGAGGGGGCTGATGTCGGTGTCGTCGTCGGGGCGTTGCCAGCCGAAGAGGCCGGCTTTGCCGATGGGTCGGATGGTGGCTTTGCGTGCGGCGGTCCAGAGTTGGGTCTGGCCGTCTTCGGGCAGGTGGGTGAGGGTGCCGTCGCGCAGCATGTCCTGTAGGCGGCCGCATGCGCGGCCCATGTCGGTGCTGTTGGTGACGGTGACCTGTACGCCTGCCTCTTGCAGTTCGGGCAGCAGCACGGTGGCCGGGCTTTGGGCGTCGATGACTACGCTGGCGGTTTGGTCCCAGACCTTGGCGAGTTGGTTGACGGCCCACATGGTGCCGTCCTTGCGGGTGTCGCGGTATTCGGCGAGTTCGATGTGGCAGGTGTCGTCTTCGTATCGCATGCATGCGCCGATGGTCAGGCGGCTGCGGTCGGGCGGCATGTCGAGGCCGAAGCTTTTGACGCCGCCTTCGCGTCTTTTGGCGATGGTGGCTTCGTCCCATTGGTTTTGGTCGATGGCGCTGCTGGTGGCGTGTTCGTCCCAGATGCCGAGGGCTTCTCGGCGGAAGTCGTCGGGGGTGAGCCCGTCGAGGAGTTCGAGGACGGCGTCTTCGCTGGTGTGGGCGGGGTAGCTGGGGTTGGCTTTGGCCCATTGGCCTCGGTCGAGGGGGTCGGCGTCTCGGTCGGCGGCGTATTCGACGTACAGGGTGCTGTGGGCGCGGCCCGCCAAGGCCTTGGTGCGTTGGCGGGTGAACGCCTCGCCCATGTCTCGCGGGCCGGGCGGGGTGCCCATGTAGATGGTCTGCGGGTTGTAGGCGCGGTTCTGGGTCGGCAGCATGCTGGCCTTCGCCGAATCGGAGAGTATCTGGGCCTCGTCTATGACCAAGAGGCCGACTTTCTTGAAGCCTCGCAGGGCCCCGCGCTCGCGGGCGCGGAAGAAGATGCGCGACCCGTTGCGGAACCTGATCTCTTCCTTGCCGGCCGCCAAGGATATGCCGTGTTCGGGGTCCACGAGATACGCCATCTCGGGGCGTAGGACGCGCGAGCACATGTCCTCGAACGTGTCGTGCAGGACGCTGAAGTGCTGTGCGGTCCACACGATGCGGATGCCGGGCGTCTGGGCGGCCCGGTGGATGGCGACCCATTCGACGTCGTAGGTCTTGCCGGTCTGCCGGGGGATGCTCATGACGACGCTGCGGGCGGTGTAGAAGCCGTCGTCGCCGACGGCCAGCGCCTGCCGGTTGATCTGGCGCTGCCACGGGTCGAACCGGTCGCCGGCGGCTTGGGCGAGCGCGTTGAGGCTGGGTTCGCTGGTGGTGTGCGCGCCCTCGGGGACGACGAGTCGCGCGGCCCCGTCAATCCTCGCCATCCGCGTCCTCCATGGGCTCGTCCTCGACCTCCAACGCCATCGCGACGGGGCTCGTCTTGGCCGCGCCCTTGTCGATGGCCTCGATGCTGGCCGCGATGTCCATGAGCCTCTTGGACAGGGACGCGAGGTCACGGCTGGCGACGCGACCGGAGTCGAGGT